TCAGAGAGTCTTCAACTGGTCGGCGGACTCCTTGCCGGAGCGGCGGTCGGACACGACCTCAAAGGAGATAGCCTGGTTCTCGGCGAGCGAGCGCAGACCGGCGCGCTCGACAGCACTGATGTGAACGAACACGTCCTTGCCGCCATTGTCCGGCGCGATGAAGCCATAACCCTTCTGATCGTTGAACCACTTAACCTTGCCTGTAGCCACTGTAGTGTCTCTCTTCTTGTCTGAGTGTCGTTACCGCTGCATTCGGCAGCATACGGACAAAATAGACAAGTTGGCCTCAAGTCAAACAATTAGAATCAGCGAGAACGCTTGCGGAAATAACTCAAGCAGACTGGAGGAGGTCCACCGGAGCTTTCACAGCTGTGGTCAGATCCAAGGTCCCGCCCTCTTCAAGGACGATCCTGGTCACAACCTGGGCGATATGGTCTTCCGGGAACATGGAAAACTTCAGGGCAAGGACGGCGACGATCAGGCCGACAGTGACGCGCTTGTCCCGTCTCTGCCCCATGGTCACACAGACCAGGGTCCGCACAGCTGTCTCAAAATCAATGTTCATAAGCACTTCCAGATGTGATGCAGTCTGACGTTGAGCATGCAGGCCAGCTCGCGACGTTGATTTAGGTCATCCAAAACCCAACAAAGGTGCAAGCAATGAGTTGGACGGACGCCGAACTTGCTGCACTGCGAAAGGCCTATGCCGGCGGTACGCTGCGGGTGAGTTTCGAGGGGCGTAGCGTCGAATATGGGTCGGCGGCCGATCTCCTGAGTCGGATCCGAACGATGGAGGCCAAGATAGCAGCGCAGTCGGGCACCAGGGCGCCGAGGCGCAGTCTTGCCTCCTTCGGGCGGGGATAACTCTGGATGAACTGGCTCGATCATGCCATCGGTGCCCTGTCGCCGGCGGCAGGGCTTCGTCGTGTGCGGCAGAGACAGGCGCTTCGCCTGATTGCGCGGGCCTATGAAGGTGCGAAAGCCGGACGGCGCACGGATGGCTGGGTGACCGCTGGTACCGGCGCCAATGCCGAGATTGCACCGGCCAGTGCAAGGCTTCGGGACCGGTCGCGCGACCTCGTGCGCAACAACCCCTATGCCGCGAAGGCGGTCGGCGCTCTGGTGAGCAATCTGGTCGGTACCGGAATCGTGCCGCGGGCGAGATCGAAAAGGACATCTGCCGCAAAGCAAGCCGACCAGCTGTGGCTACAGTTCGCCGCCGCCTGCGATGCCGACGGGTTCACCGACTTCGGAGGCCTGCAGGCGCTCATCGTCCGCAGCCTCGTCGAGAGTGGAGAGGTGATCGTCAGGTTCCGGGATCGCCGCGTTGAAGACGGGCTGCCGGTTCCCCTGCAGTTGCAGGTGCTGGAACCCGATCACCTCGACAGCGCCAAGACCGAGGATCTTGCCGACGGCGGTTACATTGTGAACGGCATCGAGTTCGATGCCCTTGGTCGCAGACGCGCCTACTGGCTGTTCCCGGTGCATCCGGGTGACTCCCGCGGTCGTGTTCTTGCCTCGCGACCGGTTCCGGCTCGCCAGGTGATGCATCTGTTCGAGCGGTTGCGTCCGGGGCAGGTGAGGGGTGTCCCCTGGTTCGCCTCGGTCATCCTGAAGCTCCGCGATCTTGACGACTATGACGATGCTGAGCTGATGCGGAAGAAGATCGAGGCCTGCTTCGCGGCCTTTGTGACAGGCGCCCAGGACGAGGAGACGCTGGGCAAGCCTTCGGTCGGCTCGAGCGGCGACCGGATCGAAAGTTTCGAGCCGGGCATGATCGAGTATCTGGAGCCGGGGAAGGACGTGAAGTTTGCCGCTCCCTCGGCCAATGGTGACTACGCCGACTACATGCGCATGCAACTCCATGCCGTGGCGGCGGGTGTCGGCCTCACATACGAGCTTCTGACCGGCGACCTGAGCCAGGTGAACTATTCTTCCATCCGCGCGGGGTTGATCGAATTCCGTCGCCGCATGGAATCGCTGCAGTGGCAACTGCTCGTTCCGGGCCTCTGCCAGCCGGTGTGGATGCGCTTTGTTGAACTGGCCCAGGCAGCAGGCAAGCTGCCCGAGGGCGAGATCACGGCTGAGTGGACGGCGCCAAGGTTTGAAGCTGTCGATCCACTGAAGGACATCCAGGCCGACATCCTCGCGGTGCGTGCCGGTGTCATGACCCTGAAAGAGGCGATTGCCCGGCAGGGCTATGACCCCGCGCAGGTACTCGCCGAAATCGCCACCACCAATGCCGAACTCGATGCCGCGGGGATTACCCTCGACACCGATCCGCGGCGCTCGACCAAGACCGGTCAGGAGAAGGCAACGCCTTCCGACCCACAGGATCCCAACATCCAAAACTGACAAGGAGGGTTCGAATGACCCACCAGGACCCGCCGCAGAACATTGCGGCGGCAGCGGACAGCTGCGAGCTTCCGCTCCAGACCCGCATGGACGTGCGGCTCATGCCGGACACCGCCATGGCCGAGACCCGGACGATCGAGGTGGTCTGGTCGACCGGGGCGTCTGTGAGGCGACGCGACCCATGGTCGGGCAGGGGCTACGAGGAAGTTCTCTCGCTTGATCCCGCCCATGTCGACCTCACCCGTCTGAATGGCGGCGCGCCGCTTCTCAATACCCATGGCGCCTTCGACCTCGAGGACGTGATCGGTGTGGTTGAGCGGGCCTGGATCGCGCGGGAGGCCGGCGCTTACGTCGGCCGCGCCACGGTGCGCTTCAGCGACCGGGCCGACGTCGAGCCGATCTGGCAGGACGTCAAGACCGGCATCATCCGCAATGTCTCGGTCGGCTACGCCGTCCGCGCCTACGAAATCCGGGAGGAAGAGGGCACGATCCCGGTCTGGACGGCTGTCGACTGGCAGCCGCTCGAGCTCTCCGCCGTTCCCGTCGGTGCCGATGGTGCAGCGGGCTTTAGGTCCCAGCCAACCCCCACGACGTGCCGCCTGTTGCGTCAGGCACCCCCCTCCAATCCAACGGATAAGGATATCCCCATGACTGATGTGACCCCGACCCCTGCCGAATCCGAGCGTAGCGAGCCGGTCGTCGGGCCCGTTGCACCTGAACCTGTCGTTCAGCCTGCGCCGCAGCCTGCTCCGGGGCCTGTCGTCCGCGCCATGCCGCAAGAGCCGGCCATCAAGCCGGACCAGATCCTCGCCCAGGAGCGTTCCCGCATCTCCGGGATCTACGAGGCCGCCCGCAAGCTGCATGTCGACCAGAAGCTGGCTGACGATCTGGTGAAGCGCGGCACCTCGCTGAGCGAAGCGCGCGGTCTTCTCATCGACGCCGCGGCACTTGCCGATGCCGCTGTCGAAACCCGTCCGCATGTGCGGGCAGGCGAACTCGATGCCACTGAAACCCGCAGGTCCGCCGTCGAGGCCGCCCTGCTGCACCGCTTCGAGCCGGGCAAGTTCCGTCTCACCGATGCGGCGCGCGAGTGGCGGGGCTTGAGCCTCATCGAAATGGCCCGAAGCTTTCTGGAAGCGGAAGGCACGCGTGTGAAGGGCATGGGCCGCGACGAGATCGCCACCCGTGCACTTCATACCGGCTCCGACTTTCCGCAGATCCTGGCGGGTGTCACCAACCGCACGCTTCGTGATGCTTATGAGGCGGCTCCTCGCACCTATCAGGCGATTGCCCGACGCGCGACAGTTGCCGACTTCAAGTCGGTGCAGCGCCTGCAGCTTGGCGAAGCCCCGCAGCTCGAGAAGGTCAACGAGGCCGGCGAGTTCAAGCGCGGCAGCATCGGAGAGGCCAAGGAGACCTACCGTGTCGAGACCTACGGCAAGGTCGTGGGCATCACCCGCCAGGTACTGATCAATGACGACCTCGACGCGTTCACCCGCGTGCCGTCGCTCTTCGGCACTGCGGCGGCCACGCTGGAATCTGACGTCGTGTGGAGTATCTTCACCGCGAACCTCGCCATGGCCGATGGCAAGACGCTGTTCCACGCCGGCCATAGCAACCTCGCGAGCGCCGGCACTGCACTTGATGTCGCCAACCTCGCCAAGGCGCGCACCGCCATGTCGAAGCAGACCGGCCTCGACGGCAAGACGGTCCTTAACATCCGTCCGTCTGTCCTGGTGGTGCCGACCTCACTCGAACTCGCGGCCGAGCAGCTCCTGGCCCAGAATATCGTGCCCACCAGGGTGGGTGACGTCGTGCCGGCGACCATCCGCAGCCTCAGCGTCGTCTCGGAGCCGCGCCTCGATCCGGCGTCGGGTGCGGTGCCCTGGTATCTGGTGGCGAGCCCCGCTGCCATCGACACAATCGAATACGCCTTCCTCGAGGGCCAGGATGGCGTCTTCATCGAGACCCGCATGGGCTTCGACGTCGATGGTGTGGAGATCAAGGCGCGCCTCGACTTCGGCGCCAAGGCGATCGACTGGCGGGGCCTCTACAAGAACCCGGGTGTGGCGCTTTCGTAAGCGCCGTTCCCTCCAGGATATCAGCTTAGGGCGGCCGGCGTGCCGCCTCTTTCTTTGAAAGGATCATTCTCATGAAGAACTTCATCCAGCCTGGCAACACGATCACCCTTGCCGCTCCGGCAGCCGTGACCTCCGGTTCAGGCGTACTTGTGGGTGCCATCTTCGGCATTGCCGCTCATGATGCCGCCTCCGGTGACCCGGTCGAGACCGTCACCACCGGCGTGTTCGACGTCACCAAGATCGGTTCGCAGGCTTGGGCAGTGGGTGACAAGGTCTACTGGGACAACACCAACAAGCGTGTCACCAAGGTTGCGATCGACAATACGCTGATCGGTGTCGCTCTTGGTGTCGTGGGCAGCGGAGCGGACGAGACCACCGGCCGCGTGCGTCTTAACGGCAGCTTCTGAGGCGGTTGAATTGCCGGGTGGCTGCGTCAACCCTGACGGCAAGCGTCCGGTTACTTCTTCTGCTTTAGTGATGAGATAGGCGAGTCCCAATAGACGTAGCACGACCCCTGGATCGGGCCATTGGTCCTGGAATGGAAGTTCAGCGTGGGGATGTGATAGCCGTTGATGACATAAACGTTATAGGCAGTATCTCTCGAGATCGCCCCTGCGGATCTTTCGTCCTGGTTCAGTACGAACTGATACTTGTCCAGTGTCAGCTTCGTGTCGTCCCTCTGGACTTCAAGCTCTATCCTGTCCACGACATCGCTGTCCCAGCTGCAGTTGAGATGCTTGATGTATGCGCTTCCGCCCGGCCGCGGCACGCCGTTGACAGCGAACACGATGCGCGCGGAGCAGTTTGCTGCCGATTGGCAGTTCACGGTTACGCCGCTCGTTTCCGCAAGGGCAGGCGAAGCGAGCATTGTGGCTGCAGCAATAGTGAAAAGCACGTTCTTCATGTGATCGATGTCCGGATGAATTCTGACATGGAGTTACTCAGCCGCTGCGTGACAAGCAATTTAATTGGCGTGTTTGGCGCCGCTCCCATGTCGGCGAGCGCGGTTTTGTACCAAGTTCTCCGTGAAACTACGGTGGACGATGCGGTACTTCTTGCCGATTGCGACAGCGAGGTGATGCCATGGCTGCCAGCTACGACCTTACGGGCCTCCGCCGTGGCAACAGCTTTCGGCGCACCTTCCGCTTCAAGGATGGCTTCGGCGATCCGGTGGATCTCACGGGTTCGGTTCTGATGTTCGTGGCAGAGGCGGGGGCCACCCGGCTCGTCAAATCCACCGCTGACGGTTCGCTCGGCATGCCGGATCCTTCGATCGGGGAAATCACCCTGAGCCTCACGCCATCTGAGACGCGGCAACTTCCCGTGGGACGACTTCGCGTCCGCTACGAGATCGAGCGGCGCATCGAGGGTGAGGAGACGACACTTGTCTCCGGCTGCATCACAGTAGTGGACGGGATCAACGATGACATTGGAGATCATTGAAGTCATCGTTCCCTCTCAGCCTCAGGTCATCGAGGTCGTGGTACCCGGCATCATTCACGCAATCGACGTGGTTAGCCCCGGCCTGCAGGGGCCTGCGGGCCCGGCCGGTCTGCAGGGCCCTAGTGGCGTGCCTGGCCCCACTGGCCCTCCGAACGACACATCCATGATCGCCCTCGACGGCGGTAATTTTTAGGAGCCAGACTCATGTCCAACATCATCCGCATCAAGCGCCGCGTGTCAGGTGCAGCCGGTGCCCCCACGGGCCTCAAGTCGGCGGAACTCGCCTACAACATGGCCGACAACACCATCTATGCCGGCTACGGCGATGATGGGTCAGGTAATGCCACGACGGTGAAGCCGATCGGTGGCGAAGGCACGTTTGCGAAGCTCGACAGCCCGGCGCTCACGGGCACGCCCACTGCGCCGACGCCCTCGGGTGCGGACAACTCGACGAAGCTGGCGACGACCGCCTTCATCAAAGGGCTGGGGTACCTCACCACCAACAACACGATCACCATATCGGGGGATGCCTCGGGTTCTGGGACCACAGCGATCGCGTTGACGCTGGCTTCCGTCGGCACAGCTGGCACCTATGCAAAGGTGACGACCGATGCCAAGGGCCGCGTCACATCCGGAACGACCCTCTCGACCACAGATATTCCGACGCTGACGTCGGCCAAAATCTCGGACTTCGATACGCAGGTTCGCACTTCACGCCTCGACCAGATGGCGCCCCCCACGGCGACGGTGTCGCTCAATGCCCAAAAGATCGGCAACCTTGCCGATCCGACGGCCGCGCAGGACGCGGCTACCAAGGCCTATGTCGATGCGACGAGGCAGGGCCTCGACGTCAAGGATTCGGTTCGCGCTGCGACCACCACCAACATCACGCTCTCTGCCCCGCAGACGATCGACGGTGTGTCGGTCATCGCCGGTGAACGCGTGCTGGTGAAGGACCAGTCTACTGCGTCAGCCAACGGCATCTACGTCGTGGCCGCCGGTGCGTGGACGCGTGCCACGGATGCCGACAGCTCCGCCAAGATCCCGGCCGGCATATTCACCTTTGTCGAGGAGGGGACGGCCAATGCCGACACCGGCTGGGTGCTCACCACCAACAACCCAATCACACTCGGCACGACGCCGCTCGCGTTCACCCAGTTCTCGGGCGCGGGTCAGGTGACCGCAGGCACGGGTCTCACCAAGACGGGCAACACGCTTGACGTGGGTGCCGGCACGGGCATCCAGGTCAATGCCGATGACATTGCGCTTAGCCCCTCCAATGTCCTGTCGCTGTTCAACCTCGCCACCAGCGGCATCGTTACCCGGACGGCAGCCAACACGGTTACGGCCCGCACCATCACCGGCACCACGAACCGCATCACCATTACCAACGGCGACGGGGTTGCCGGCAATCCGACGCTGGACATTGCGTCCACCTACGCCGGCCAGAACACCATCACTACCCTTGGCACGGTTACGACGGGCACGTGGAACGGCAGCACCCTTGCTGTGGGCTACGGCGGCACCGGCGTCACGACGCTCACCGGCCTCGTGAAAGGCAATGGCTCGGCGGCCTTCTCGGCCGCGGTCGACGGCACCGATTACCTCTCGCCCAATGCCACCATCGACGGCGGAACGTTCTGATCGATGGCCAATGTGCTCAAGCTCAAGCGCTCGGCGGTCGCGCGCAGGATCCCGGGGCCTGCCGACCTGACGCTCGGCGAACTGGCCCTCAACACCTGGGACGGCCGCCTCTTCGGCAAGAAGAACGACGGCGCCGACGCGATTGTTGAGTTTCTGTCGAGTGACGGCGCCTTCAAGCCGGACGTCCGGGCCGCAACCCTTGCCAACATCACCCTCGCGGGCGTCCAGACCGTTGACAGCGTTGTGCTCGCGGCCGGCGACCGTGTTCTGGTCAGGTCTCAGTCGACGGCCGCTCAGAACGGCGTCTACATCGTGTCGGCCTCGACCTGGAGCAGGGCAACGGATGCCGATAGCGGTGCGAAGCTGGCGGGGGCCCTTGTTCCGGTCTCCGAAGGCACTGCCAGCGCCGGCAAGGTCTTCCGCAGCAATACCGGCGTCTCCCTCGCGCTCGGCACGGATCCGGTAAGCTTTACCGAGTTCGGGGGAGGTGCGGGCCTCGCTGACGGCGACAAGGGTGACATCACGGTATCAGGTACGGGCGCCACCTGGACCATAGACAACGGCGCGGTGAACCTCGCCAGCAAGGTTTCTGGCACGCTACCCATTGCCAATGGCGGGACGGGCGCAACTTCGCTCACCGGCATTCTGAAGGGTAATGGTACATCGGCAATCACAGCGGCTACTGCGGGCACAGATTACGTCGTACCCTCCGCCCTCTCGAGTTACGCCGCTCTCAGCGGTGCAACGTTTACCGGCGACGTATGGCATACCTACGCCAATCCCTCAGTGTACATTCACTATCCTGGCGTCGTGTGGGTTCGCTGGTACGTCGGGTCAGGTGGCGATGGCGGGATGCAGAACAGCAGCGGACGCTGGCTTTGGTACTCGAACAATTCCGATTGGTACACGCCAGGCAATGTCGTGGCCTATTGGTCTGACGCTCGTCTGAAGGAAGAAGTGCGAGATCTTGATGGCTATGAGGATCGCATCATGGCCTTGCGTCCGGTCGAGTTCCAGTGGAACGCGAAGGGCCGCGGTCTTACCGGCAAGGAAAAAGGTAAGCGCGAGATCGGCTTTATCGCCCAGGAGGTGCAGGAAATCGCACCCCAGTTCGTCGTTGGAAACGAGACTTCAAAGGATGAAGACGGCAATCCTTATCTGACCGTGAAAAAAGACGAGATGATTGCTGACCTCGTTGCCATGGTTCAGGTCCTCAATGCGCGCGTGAGGCAGTTGGAGAAGAAGCTCGCATGACGCTTCAATCCAACGGCATTCTCTACATGAGCCAAATCAACGGCGAGTTTGGCCGTGGCAATGATCTCAATGCCTATCGCGGCACATATTTTTACGACACAAATGGCAACATCGGCTACTTTCCATCCGGGCAGATTGCGTTTTCTGACTTCTACAGCAAGTCCTTGGCGCAGCCTCTCCCCGCTGACGTCAACACCGCAAACGCAGTGGTGGGTGGCACCACCACGGTGTGGATCGCAGGCAGTCAGTATCTTGGCATTCCTCATCCGCGTCGTGTCGTTGTCGTTGCCTGCGCCACGGGTGACACGACAGGCTCTCCGATTTCGAGCGTGCAGATAGGCGGGGTCGCAGCAAACATTGGTGCGCGCACGAATGCCTCGGGCTCTATGCGTGCCGTTGCCGTTTACTGGCTCTCCGTTCCGACGGGCTCTTATGCCGACATCCGGGTTGCAAACTCAGGCTCAGCAAGTAGCTGTTTGATTTCCACATACGCCGTGTACCCGCAGACAGCGGCCAGGGCGGCCTTTGATAACGCGACAACGACAGCATCGTCATGCACCACAAGTTCGCTGACGTGGCCCAATATCGGCGTCGTCATCGGCGCAACGCATCACCGCAATACGAACGGTACGACCTGGGAGGCTGGCAGCGCCGGTCTCGTTTGGTCGGTCAGCTACAACGGAACAGTGGGTGGCGTGAATTGTTCAACCGCAATGGCAACCGCCTATGGAAACGTGGGCAACGTCCGCATCAGCTATGCAGGCTCGAATAACGGCGGACTTGCGGTCTGCTCGTTTGGCCCGCGTTAAGACGAGGGATAAATGGCACTTAATCAGATACTGCTTGATGCGCTTGTCGAGAGTGGGTTTTCCGGTGACGACATTGATGCGTTTGAGAGCGTATTGAGCGAGTACCTCCTTCGTGTCGGCAATGATGAGCTCTCCTTGCGCCGAAGCCTTTCCGACACCCAACGTCGTTATAACGAGATCAGTGTATCCGTCAGCGCTGCAAAAGTTGTCGCTCAGAAGCTTGGATTGGGGTGGCCCGATCTGGAAGCCGCGCCGCCGATGCCGTCTCCCGCACCCGTTGTTGACATCGGAGCAGATTTGTCTCCGGAGGTGCCCGGCTTTATCACGCGCCGCCAGTGTGCCTTGCAGTTGTTTGCCATGGAGATGATCACAGGACCGGAAGCCGTTGCCATGACCAGGGATGGAACGCCGCCCGGAATGGTTCATGTCTACATCGATGCACTTGCAGAGCAAGAGAAATACCTCGCTGAAATTGATTTTGCGGCGATGACGTACTTCCGCTCCAACCCGCTGCTGGAGAGCATCATGTTTGCCTCTGGGGCAACTCCGGACCAAGTGGATCAATTCTTTGTCGACGCCTTGAGCAGGTAACAATCATCTAGCGGGGTCTCATGGACTACACGCAACTGCTCTATGCGCCACTTTACGACACCTTTGGTGCAGATGCCGTTATCCGCTGCCTCTATTCGGATGCCTTCCCGATCCGCGCCATCGACTGCACATCCGGCATCGAGGTGACGGAGGGCTCTGGCATCGATGTGAAGACCATACGGCCTGCCGCCATCGTGCGGATGCGGGAACTCTCCGATCTGGGGCTTGGACGCGAGGATCTCGAAGACGCCGCATTGGAACTCAACAGCAAGGTCTGGTGGGTAAAAGCCTGCATGCCGAAGCCCGGGCCGTCAGGTGAAGCCAATGGCGAACTCTATCTCTTCCTGATCGAGGACGAAGAATGACCGACCGGCGCGAGATGGTCATGGCCCGGCTTCTCGAGATTGCCAGAGGCATCGAGGGCATTGTCGCGACCTTTCGCAACAAGGACGAGATCAGTGAGAAGCAGCGCCCCGCCATCGTCATCCTCGATGCCGACGAAGCTGCTGAGGACGCGGATCCTGTGTCCAGACCATCTCGAGCGCCGCGGCGGATCGCCATGACGCCGGAGATCTATATCCTGTTGGGCGCGAGACCTGAGGGGCTGGGAACTGCCATCAATACCCTGCGGGCGCGCTTCGTGAAGGCAACCTTAAGCGATGTGCAACTCGCCAGCATCGTCGGGAGCAATGGTGAGGTCCGCTACGAGGGCTGCGCCACGGCGCTGGCCCGCGGTCGTAGCATGGAAGGCGAGATGGGGGTGTCCTTCTCCTTCACCTACGTGCTCCGGCCCGAAGAACTCTGAACAAGCTGACTGTCACTGCAACAATGGAGGGTCGTCATGGCCTCGATTGACAATTACACCGTGGGCAAGGGCCTTGTGTCCTTCAAGAAGACGGGTGCCACCGCCTTTGCCGACTTGGGCAACTGCACCGAGTTCGAGTTTACGCCCGAGATCGAGAAGCTCGATCACTTCTCGTCGCGCACCGGCGTCCGCTTCAAGGACAGGTCTGTCGTCATCCAGAAGAGCGGCACGCTCCGGCTGGTTCTCGACGAGTGGACGGTCGACAACCTGAAGATGGCGGTGCTGGGAAGTTCTGCCGTCGTTTCCGGCGCCGACGTCATCCAGATCTTCGACCAGAGCAGCGTCTCAGGCGCCATCAAGTTTACCGGCACCAATGACATTGGTCCCAAGTACGAATGGCTGTTCCATGCGGTTGACTTCATCCCGTCCTCGTCGATCAGCCTGATTTCGGACGAGTGGGGGACGCTTGAACTCAGCGGCGAATGCGCGGCGATGTCAGGCTCCTTCGGCACCATCACGGATCTGGAGGTCGTCTGATGGTTGGTCTCGTTGATATTGCACCGGTCACCACTGCGGTGACCATCCGCAGCCAGGAGGTCACGGTGACGGGCATCTCCGCCCGCGGCATCGCCTTGCTGCTGGCCCGGTTCCCGGAGCTCCGCGCCCTGATGACGGGCCGGGAGGTGGCGCTCGGTGAACTCCTGAAGCTCGGCGGCGACGTCGTGGCCGCCATCATCGCGGCGGGAACGGGAGCACCGGGCGGCTCGCAAGCCGAGGCTGCAGCCGACAACCTCACGCTTGAGGAACAAGCCGACCTCATTGCAGCCATCGTCGAGATCACCATGCCGCGGGGCCTCGGCCCTTTGGTCGA